ATATTGGTCTAAGTTATTAGCAAGGTCTGCTGGAGCACCTTGATATTCCTGAGATATGTAATATTGCTTTAGAAAATCTACTGCCTTAGGACTTTCGGAACGTAAAAACTCTGGTAATTGGTTCTCAATAATTTGCTGAACTTTTACCCTCGTCTCAAATCCAGTTTTTATCATCTTATACCCTCTTTAGTTCTCCGTTTAAGTAGCTAGAAGTCGTCTTATATCCGACACCGGATATCTGTTCGCCAGAAGTAATAGTATCCTTAATCATATTTATCTTGCTATCGGCAACTGAGAAGCTAAGATAAAGGTCCTTGAGACCAATGACATCATTAGATTCTGGGTATGCCTGAATCTCAATAATATTATTTTCTTTCACTGTAGATGTGATATTCAAGGTGTTGAGATTAATCTCACCTGTTGTGTAATTAACAGTACCTGCAGACTTAACTTCAATAATATTTTTTCCAGCAGAAGTAGATTCTTTCACAATTGATATGACACCAGTGCCATTTGTTCCTGGCGTATCTGTTAGATAGAAAGTTCCAGTTCTTCCTGCCAAAGTAAATCCAGTGCTCTTGATATTAAATCCTTCTGGACTGTAATGGAAAGTATTACCAAAGCATAACTCATACTGAGCAGACTGATTAATCAGTGCTTTGAGGTTTCTTCTAATGATAACTCTAGTAATATTAGATGTGATAGCATTATCTGCATTATCAATCGTTTGACACAACTTACTATACTTAAATCTGCCGCCAAACTTATTGATATTTGATGTGCTGAAAGTATTCAGAATGCTTGTAATGGATGTTTTAAGACTGTTTACATTTGTGACCTGAGAGGGATTGTAGTAAACAGCAGAGTCAATCTCAACATAAAGAACCTTAAGGTCAATAATCTGTTGATTGATACCAGATAATGAATAATTCTTCAGTTTACTGAGAATCGTTTGCTTGTCAAAATCAGAAACATAATCACCATTCTTTGGTTTGATGCTGATGATTACATTACCATATTGTGGTGGGTCTAATTCTTCACCACCGACAACAGCAACTGATTCTGTGTTGGGATAGATGGATTGAATAATCGCTTCGTAATCGCGTGCTGTAACCGCCCTGTACTGTGATGAATAGATTCTTGGGGCAAAGTATTTGATTGAGTCAATACTCTCAATGTCGCCGCCGTTAGATGCCCTAGAAACGGTAGTAACCGTAACCGTATTCGTAGGTACTACAACATTATTCAGAGAGTCTACAACTCTTCCAGAGAATGCAAAACTAGAAGCACCATTACCATCCTTACCATCAGTAATGATATAGGATACAGTAACAACAGCACCATTCTCTAGTTTCTTACCAAAGTATCCATCTCCAAAGAGAATCTCATACTTTTCGTCTTGTACTTCTTGCAGTAAGAAGATTTCTGATGTTGAATCAATATTTAAAATATTATTGACTAACGAATATTCCCTACCTTCTCCAGTATCTGCTATACCTTTGACTTTAACGACAATGGTAGAAGAGTCAATGAAGGAATTATTCAGAATAAATCTCTGATCCAGAGATCCATCAACTGTAAATACATTCTTGACATAAGTTCCTTGTAAGACATCGATACCAGTAAAAGATGCTGTGCCAGAATTTACTGTTGTTGTGATGTCTTCAGGAATTGAGAAGATATAACTTGTCTCATTCGTCTGTCCTACGCACACCAGACCCGCCTGTAAGGTCAATGTAGGAGTATCACTACTGGTTGTGACCGAGAAACTTACATTTGCCTTAGCGGCGCTTCTAGAGCGAGGCACATAACCGATGTTTCTTGCCAATGATACGACATTTTCCCTCAATGTTGCCGAATCCAAGAAGGATTCATTGACAATCATGTTGGAATTGAATGCCGTAATGTAGGTATTATAGGCAAGAGTGTCAATTAGAACAGAAAAATTGGACCCTTCGAAGTCAAAATCCGTAAAATTGGAATTTGCACGAAGATAATCCTTAATTTGTGCTCTTATTTGGTCAAAATCTAGGTTTGTAAACTTAGTAAAAGGCATATTACCTTGTCGCCTCTAGGATGAATGTAAAATCTTGAGTCGGAAAGTCTTGACCGATGATATCAAAGATGATATTACACTCAAAAGTGTTGTCATCAGGCTGTGGATTCACCTGAACTTCTACATTTGTCACTCTTGGCTCAAAATTCTCAATCGTTGTGAGAATTTGTTGCTGAATTACGGTCGCCGTGCCGTAATCAACGAAGTCAAAGAGACTTGATCTCACATCTGACCCCAAGAGAGGTTGAAAAAACCTCTCTGTAGGGATAGTTTCGACTAAATTTCTTACAGAACGACGTATTGCATTCTCATTTTTCAAAATCGGAAGGTCTTTTGTCACCGGATGGGGGTCAAAAGACAGACTAATGTCCTTAAATGCTCTTGATATCCGCGTGACTGCCATTGGTCAGAGAGTTTTCTTGGGATTATTTATACTTACGACCAAGGATTTCCGTATGTTGGCTCTGTTCCATACTGCCAATCATCATAATCATCATCATTTCTGATTTTTTCATGAAGTTGTGACTGTTTCTTTAGGTCATGAGTCTTCTCATAGTCCATAATCTCTTGAAGAAACTCCTTTTTCTCCTCATAGACGTTGATTCTTTGCATCGAACCATAATCAGAGACGAGACGATTCGTGCCCCACATCTCTCTCATGTAGTCTGAGTTTCTATCGACAGGTGAATTTCCCATTTTAGCTCCTGTTTTATACAAAACAGAACTTTTAGAGGGGTTGCTATCCCTTACCGCTATTTATTTTCATAAAAAAGAGGGGTGTCCCCCTCCTGATATCAACCTTTACCTTGACCGCGATACTTCTTTTTCGCTTTATTGCGAGAAGTAGCGGCATACTTCGTATTCATACCAGCTCCCTGACGAGTTTTCTTAGGAGCACCCTCCACATAACCGCCACCTTTACGCATAGCCATAATCAATTCTCCTTAATGATTTCAGTGTATAAGTCTTCAGGACTTGGTGAACCTGTCTCATAAAACTCTTGGGACAGGTCCTCCATAATATCGAAATATTCGTCCTGTGTCAAGTCTGAGTAAATCTTACTACCCTTACAGTAAACATTGTAAGATTCGTTAGACATCATCAGATAATCCTTGTCTTTTCGTGACCAACTCTAATACGAGGATCACACCAGATTTCAAAACCTGCTGAGATTGCATCCAAACAGAAACTTACATCTTCTCCACACATATCTTGAACCTCTCCAGATTCAAAGACTTGCATCTTAGGTGCAAACCATGGATACTTCATCTCAGAATGCTCAAAGACACCCTTCTTGATAATCAACCATCCAAATCCAACATAATCAACAGTGAATGGTTTCTTACGACGAGACATCGTTTCTAATGTCTCATGATTCATCACTCCACCATTGTTTCGGAAATCATCCTCTTCCATCCAATGTGCAACAGAAGTCGTCTGCCCGTCTTCCGTACAATACCAACCACTTGAGATATCCTTATCTAACAAAATAAGTTGATAAAACTTCTCAGTATTAAAAACAATATCACTATCAATCCACAGTTGATAATCATAATTCAGTTTGCCGTCCCAAGGTACTTGGTCAGGTCCTCTGAGTACATTCGCACCTAGACACTTACAACGTGCAAAATTCACCATTGATGAATAGTCTTGGGAAATCTGAATGCTTCCCCCTGCTTGCACAATGTCAAAACACAATTGCACGAAATTTTTGAGAAATGTATATGACACCCCACGTCCAGGTAAACAGAATACGATTGACTTGCCACGAATCATCTGCCGTGCCTTGTCGTAATCCCACTCAGGTGCTTCGTTCCCCTGTGGTGTCGGTGCCTTTGCTTTTACAGTAAATCCTTTAGCCATAAGAAAGTAACGTTACTTCAGTATCATACAGTAATTTATACGCGAAGTCAATCCTTATTCTTTGACTTCAGTAACAACAATGCAGTCTCCCTCAACTTCCATGTTTACTACAGTGCCCTCATACCACCCAAAGTCATTCAGTATCCACTCAGGAATCGTTACATAATACTCCCC